AAGTTGTAATCTCTAAAAAGCAAAACAGATCCTGCTGCCATAATTTCATAATGTCTCATGCAATCCCAACCTCCTTTTTGACAAGTTAATCCAAACCAAGACCGACTTAAGTCGTTATAATAATCTTCTTCTTTTGTAAATTTATGGTGTGAAAAACCTCCTCCTAAATCGTTTACAGTTTGAAATAAAGAATTATCCGGAGCAGTTTTTTGATATTGCTGATCTTTCTTTGATATATCAAATGGTCTAATCTGATATTCTGGTATACCAAAGCCTGTAGGATATACATCGGGTACTTTTTCCACTAGTTCCCTTTTAAAGCATTTTCTAAATTGTACACCTATAACCTCTTGATCATTAAATTCTATTTTACGAGGAGCATCACCAAATAAATCATGTCCATCTAATACCCAAACATTATTTTTTGATATTTTATTAAATTCCTTTACAGTTCCTTCACCGTACATATGACCACACCCATATAATACAGCATCAAATTGATTTAGTTCTCTTTCCTTTTCACTTAAGTCTTTTATGGGCTTAGTTAACAAAGTAAACCCCTTTCCATGTAATTGATCTTTAGGTAAATCAGAAAAATCATTATACATTATTTTTTTACGAGGGTAATCTACACATTGATTACCCATTATTTCTCTCAAACCATGCAAAATTGATACCTCAAGATAGTCATTTTGAGCAGTTACTTTATTAGTTGGTACAAATAATAGTCTCATACTTTAGTATTAGTAATATATAGCTTAGTATTATCTTTGCAAACAATATAAGCATTTGGATATGGATCTTGAAGACATCTAACCTTATTATGTATATTAATTGCAGTTAAATTATTAAAATCTTCTATTCTTATTTCGCTCATTTCTGGTGTACGTCTTTTAAAATATGTTTTTTTATTATTATCCTGAGGTAATAATTTTATTTTAACATCTTCACATAAACATTCAACAATCCATCTTACACCTTTATAACCAGAATCAGTTATATTCTCGTATATATCAGATAAATTTTCATCAACTAAAACTGGAATAGATTCTTGAAATAATATATCTCCCTTATCTAAATGCTCATTCATTTTAAATAAAGTAACCCCAATTTTTTCTTCACCATTTATAATTTGATGTTGTAATGGGCTACCTCCTCTATACTTAGGAAGCATAGACGGATGCAAACATATACAAAAGTTATCTTCTACTATATCTTTATCTATAATATCACTCCAACCTAAAAAGAAAATATAATCAAAATTATTATCTTTTATAATATTAAGAAATTTTTCTTGAGTATTACATTTCATTATAATTAAATCATTATAATCTTTAAAATGTAACTCCAATCCATCACATATTTTGTTAGACCAATCTCTATATGAACATAATAATATCTTTTTCATTAATCAACCCATCTTAAAATTTGAAATGCTTCAGCGTTTTCAAAGTTACCTTGTACACCTCTCATTCGTGCTATTAGTCTTAACATTTCCGGACTACGATGACCACGAACTTGTGATTTAAGAAACTTATAAGACGTAATTTTATCTTCTATATCAATAGGTACAAAGTAATTACCTTTAAAAGTACTATTAATATCATGTGTATAATCCCATAAGAAACTATGTACCTCTTCATACGCGACTACTTTTTTAACAAAATGATTTACGTCATGATGTCTTAACGCTACTAATGACGCATCGTATACAGTAACATGATCTTGGTTGTATGAAGGATATGGTATAAATATTTTTTCTGGTTTAATCTCGTTAATTTGATCTTCAATTTGATGAATTAATGTTCTTATAGTATAGTTGTTTACTTTGTTTTCAAAAACTTTAAAAGTAAATTTTTTATATTCAGCTAATGCTTTTAATTCTTCGAGTCGTTCTTCACGATCTACTACATGAAATTTATCCACACCACATTCCATAACATGACAGTTGTCATGAAGTGCAGCATAACAACCTAATACCTCATCATCAATATGAGGCGATATAACTAAAGTTCTTTCATTCATAATTTTTTACTATTTCTCTGTTGCCTAGAAGGTAAGAGCTAGCAGGACCAGATCCTTCTGCACCAGCTGCTACATTTAAAATCGACTTATCCCATGTATTCCATTCTTTTCTTATATCTGGCCTCTCTTCACCTAAAAATACTTCCCAATGTTCATACTCTTCATCGGCTATATTTTTTATAACAACATCATGTCTATCTCCATTCCACTTTTTAAGCCAGAAAGGAGTTGATTGATGACCTCCTGCAACATTAAGATGCGACTTCCATGATTGATCATACGATGCTTCATGACTTTCATAGATAGCTAGATTTGCTTCTTTAAGTCGCCAAACCCAATCTCTATCTTCCCACCCACCGTTTACATATCTTTCGTCCCACCATCCTATTTGTCTAACTAATTCTTTAGAAAAAGCCATAAAAGCTACACCCCATAAAGTCGTCCATGCAAAACCATTTTCTAGATGATCAATCATTTTTTTAATCTCATGAGGTTTTGGAAATGTTCTATCGTTAATAAAGAAAATATATTCAGTATGTGATGTTACTATAGAATGATTAATTAACTGAGAATAAGAAGGATAAATTAAAGGGTGTCTATCAATTCTATTGTTATAAGTAATTTTATATTCATCTTCAAGTGGTTTTAATAATTCCATTTGATGATCAGAAACTTTTCGATCACTACCACAATGTAAACATATAGTAAATTCATCTATTTTCATAAAGGATATTTTTGCGTATACTCATCGAAACGCCATGGCTGACCACCAGCAAAATGTCTAAATATAGTTTTGTCTAACGTAGTTTGGTTAATATCGTAAGTGTTTGGCTTTCCTGTTTCATGGTCACCAGTTTCATCATAAAGCTGAGTAACATTCCATTCTGTAGGTAGCACATTTACATTTTCCTTAAGTTCATCTAAAGAAAAAATTGTATATTCTGTAGGATATGAATGAAATCCTAAATTATCTAACTCATAAAAAGACTTCCAGCTGTGTGGTTTAATACCAGCGCAAGTATAATACGTTTGCTGATCAGCTAGATGCCACTTACCTTTTGTATTATTATGCTCATTAAAAAATTCATACTGACTTACCTTAAGCCATCTTTCCCTATCAATAATAGCGTCAATAAGTTTTCTAGAAAACTCGTTAATTTTTAATGCAAAAAATCCAAAACAATGTGTATTGCCTGAATCAATAGCATATGAAAATCCCTTTTCAGGTTCAAAGTGTTGATCCATTTCTTTTATAAAAACGTCTGCATCAAAATTATAAAGAATGTCACCATCATTAAGCTTACCTTCGTCTAGTAATCTCTTAAACAATAACCATCTATTAAAATGCATATTTTCTCTAACATCAAACTCCGGATGTAAGATCTGAATCTTAAAATTATTATTGTTAAGCTCTACAAATTTCATATTATGCATTTCTGCATATTTTGCAAAACGCGGTCTGATAAACTGCTCATATAATGTCTGTCTATGATCATTATATAGAGCAAACGTTGTTAAGAATTTTTTCATAAGTTGTACATGTAGTCTTTTTTATCACCTTGAAAATGTAATCCAAAGAATTGAATTGACTCTCCATTATAATTAGTACCAAATATTTGGTTATCAATCATACGTAATCTCTTTATACCATTTTTCATTTCATATTCATCAGGTATATTATTTTGTGGCATTCCTATACCTCTATCAAATGCCCCGCCGTTAATACTATATAAATTTTTACTTCCCTTATACCAATGATACATTACAGTCATGTCACATATACCCCCTCCAGTTTGTGTTTCCATATGCCACTCCCACTTAGGTAAAAGAATATCGATATTATTAGTATAAACATCAATGATATAATTACAAAAATCTTCTAAACCATCTTTCGTCCATATAGAAAAATGCGCACAAGTAACATCTTCAAATTTATCTTGCTGCTCAGGTCTACATGCTACACATTTTTCTTTATCTAGAATACTTTCAAAATCTAAAGGTACCAAAAAGATAGCATCAGAATCACAATATAAAAATTTATCTATATTATTCTCTTTTACATATTCTAAAATTTTAAAGAAACGAATAAAACACAATCTTTCAAACATATCTGCATTATAACACATATGCCTATAAACATTATTAAACTCTGGGCAGTCTGTACCTTTAATAATAATTAAATCCTTAAATATCTTTTTATTAAGCTCTAAGCTCTTTTCAAGATAAGGTACATCATTAGGCTGATAGTAAAAGAGTGGTAGATCATTTTTCATCTTGCAAATATCTTAATACATTTTTGCTAAATCCTTCCATCGAAAAATATTCTCTATATATTTCTTTACCTTTTTCGAGCATTTTATCTTTTTGCTCTTTAGTATAAGATTGTAACTTTGTTTTTAAATTTGGTATATCTTTCTCTTCTACTAATACGCTAAATTCATTCCAATCAATATATTTTTTAAATGGTAACCACTCCTCATCGTAAACAAGAACAGGTATAGAGCCTAATTGCATTACTTCATAGAATCTAAAACTATTTTTACCATAGCCTCTTGGAGCTAAACAAAATTCTGAACGCTGTGATACGTCAATAAATTCTTTAAAATTATCTTGAGGTACTTCTGCTGTCCAATAACGAGGTTTAGAAAAATAAAAATCAGGATCATTTGCATATGTCTGATAAAGTGTGACACGACATTGCGCGTTATTAGAAATAGAACCAACAAACGAACAAAATATATCTTTTTCTTGAGGTTCAATAAGTCCTTTCTTTAGAGGTGAACAAATTAATGGTAGAGGTATACCATTTCTATTACCCCCAGCTTCAAAACTTAATGTACCAGGTGGTAAAATTTCATTTACAGCGTCGTCATGTTGTGAAACAGTAAAATATTTTTTATCTTTAGGTAAGTAATTCAAATAAGGTTGTAGTAGGTCTTTATTTTTACTAGTAAGATATACATTTGTCCAAAATATTGGAATTAAAGTAAATCCAGTCTTATCAAATTCACTTTTATTTTCAATATAATACTTATAAAAGTATTCTTCCATATAATCTCCTTCATGATAAGGAGGATATGTCGGATAATCAGCGGGGACTCTTAGGTTTTTAAAATCAACTTTCATTTATTCTCTTTCTAACTACATCTAAAATTTTATATTTGTCTTCTTTTGTACGTGTCCAGTTACCATGATGTATATAAATATCATCTGGAATAGGAAATTTATCGTCTGTATTAACCCAGTGACCTTTTAAACCACCTTTGCCATCAGGTTGACCTGCAATATGACCAAAAGTAAAATACGTATTAGGTAACATACTCCATTTTACATGTATTTCTGGGAAGTTTTGTAGGTTTCTAAGTAAATAATTGGTGGTTCTTTGCTCTTCTTCAAATTTTTCAAGGTTACCTCTTACTGTATTAAAGAACGCTCGTGTCTTTTTATTGTTTCTTACTGCAAAAAAGCCGGTATTTACACCGCCAGGTCCATCGTTTTGAAAGACCATATCAACTGTCTCCATACGTTTAACGATATCATCATAAAAATCTTTATAAATTACAATATCTGGGTCGATAAACATAAAGATCTCATCGTCACCACACTCTTTTAGCTTATCATAAAAACAATTAGCCTTATAGTACATAGTTCCATGCCATCCATCAGAGCCAAACTCTGCAGTTTCACATAATTGTGGTCTATGTAATATAGTTAGTTCAATATTTTCGTTATGTTTAAACGAATCTAACAAATATTCATAAAGAAACTTCTTATGAGATGGTGTAAAAAGTGTATAAGCTTTAATTTTCATTTCTAAATAATTGATTTTCTAGTTCTATTTCATTAGCGAGTGGTGTCCACCACAGTACTTCTCCTGCAGATGGTCGTTTTAGAAGTACATTCTGTACGAAATGCCACCATTTACCCATTCCCGGGGTATTACTAGCGATATTTTCGTTGTGAGTTTTATAACGATCACTACCTTCCATAGACTCTGAGCTATGTTCAGGGTGAAAAATTACAGGAGGTTGTTTGTTTAGTATTTTAAAGTTACTATTCAATACACTGACAATAAAATAAACAGTATCCCAGTACGGTTTACCTAGATACATATTTGGATATAAGTGAGAATTTTTAAGCCACCAATCTTTTTTAAAAGCAAACAGATCAAATCCATGTACACTATAGGATTGAAGCTTAAGATCTTCATTTAAACTATCTAAACTATGTAAATGAACTCTAGAAGTGGGGTAAGTTTCAATATCTTCTTCTAATTGCTTAAAAAATGAAGCATTAAGCACAATATCATTATTTAAAAATACTATAAGATCGTTATCAGTTTTAGCTAATTGATCAATTAGCTTATTTACATATGGTAATTTACCATCTTGTTTTACATTTAACGTTTTAAAACCATCAAAATCTATTTCATCGCCTTCTTCTATAATATTATATAGCGTTACGTTAGAATTTTTTTCTTTACATATACGTAAAGACTCGATACATAGAGCTTCTCTCTTTTCTAAATCAGCTTCTTGTTTAAAACTATTAATACCTATCGCAATTTTCATTTTACTATCTTATCTATAATCTCTTGCTTAGTTAATTGAGGTATACCTTGTACAGTTGTACCGTGTTTTTTAATAAACATATCGTATTCTTTACCAAGCTTTCGATCTCTTTCACCACCTGCATTAATTCTAGTTTCAGTTTCCGGGTGATTCATAATTAAATCATCTGAGTCTTTAATATCTGGAAAATACCAAAAACTAGGAATATAACCTGCATTAGCTATACGGTGTACATTCTCTACATCAAAGATATATCTAAATTTATTATCATATAACCCCGTATCTTCAATGCATTTTTTTGTTTTAAATGTAAACTCGTTACACATATGAGGATATAAATTAACTGTAACATCTTTTGAATATTGCAACTCAAGCTTAGGTGTTCTGTTTCCAGGTTCTCCTGACTCCCATGATGTACTTACAAAACAAAAATAACCAAACTTACTAAGTTCAGCAGCTTCCATATATTTTTTAAATATATCCGGGTCTTTGATTACCATATCATCTTCTAATGTAATATAATAATCCATATCTCTCTCCATTAAAAATCTTAAGCAATCATTTCTACAAAAAGATGGATAATAATTTTTACTATGCTGGATCCAATGCGCATCTTTATATTTACCTTTATATTCTTTACCACCATTAACTACTACTAGTTCATCTATTTGATCCATAGGTAATGAATCATATAAATCTTTAAAATAATGCTCTGCATTATATGTAGTAATACCAACTCCAACTTTCATATCGACTTAAAATAACTAATAACCTTATCTATACCATCATACTCTTGATAAGGATTTGTCACATCTATTTTATACTTACTTTTAAATCTTTCTACTCCATTTCGAAAATCTTTCATCCAATCTCCAGTTCTTATTTTAGATTTATCATGGTTATAATCTTGATCATTAATATATTCGTTACTGTTTTCTAAATCAATAAACCATCTAAAAGGAGGATGGTATTTTTTTGTTATAGCATGCATTGTATGATCTACATGTTCCATTGCATTGATATATTTTTCATCAAATAACCCTATATCTTCTAATACTGATCTATGATAATAAGAGCATGCTCCATATATGTTAAAGTATAAAGATACTTTTGTACCTCTTATATCAATTATTTTACGTGGATTTGGCTTATTGTTTATTTTATTGTCTTGACCGTGTAAACAATAATTAAAATGTTTTACTTTAGTTACTTTACTTGCTTTAATGTAAGCATTAAAAGCATTCTTTTTAAAAATAATATCATCTTCTACTAAAAATATATGCTCACATTTTTTATTAAGCAAATACTTAAAAGCTTTATTTTTAGCTTTACCAACACCTTCACGGCCCTTTGTTTTAATTATAGGTACGTCTCCTTTATTACATTCGTGGTTTAGTTCCCTGTTGTTTTCACCATCGTTTATAATAACAATTTCATCATACCAATCAGCCTGTATTGACTCCAAACATTTTTTAAAAAATTTAGGTCTATCACATGTAATTATTGCTATACCTATGGTTTCTCTCATAAACCAAACTTACGAAATAATTCTTTCTCTTTTTCTTCTTGATCTAAAGCTGCTTTTTGTTGAGTAACAAGTCTTTCAAGCTCATTTATATCATTAAAGATTGAAGATTCATCACCGTACATCTCTCCTTCCGGAGTTACATACTCTTGAACCATATCAATACGGTGTTGACCTTCGTTAGGTAACTCAATAATGCAAGGTGAATCGCCCTTTGGAAAGAAAATATCTGCTTCTGGGTTTTCTGTATATTGTCTATACAAAGAATAAAAAATATTATCTACTTCTTTAATAAAATCTTTATCTGTATCCCTAAAACCATCATCTTCAATAGCTTGTTTCTCATCAAACCTACATAGAAAAATTATATCTAAGAATCTTAAAGATTCTCTCATAAGTGATATTTGATCTGTAACAAACTTTCTATCAAATCCATCTATATTTTTTTCATGACACCACATAGTATATGCAATATTATCCAACGGACATCTATCATAAACTACTTTTTCACCTTTATCATATTCTTTAACTTGATCTATAAAAAAATTAAGAATTTTTTCTTGTGTATCTGTAGTAGTTTTTGAAGAATGAGGTAATCCTTCTTCAGTTAAAATATCTCTATATGTTTTTTCTGGAGTTGAGTAATTATCCCAATTATATAAAAAACTTTTTACTATAGTGCTCTTACCACTATTACCTGTTCCGGAAAATGCAATTCTCATACGTATATATATTGCGTTATACTTTTAATGCCATATCCCATATTAGTAGATGTAATCTAGGAGAAAAATTAACATTCATTGCTTTAGCATATTCAGCTACTGCAGGTGCTTTTTCTACATGCTCCTGCCGGCTTCCACAACAAGGCATAAACCAAATCCGATGTAATGGAACATTTACTATACCATCTTCAACGTATTTTTTCCATATTTCATCTATATCTTCAGATCTATTAATAACAAACTTAAATCCGGATCCTACCTCTTTATGCCACTTTAAAACTTCAGGCTTATATGTACGTTCCTCTGGATCACCGTTAGAGGTTAGTTTAGGAGAAGTAGTAAAGGTAGCATAATACTTACTAACCCATAATTCATCAGGTTGAATTGTAGCATTAGTTTCGAAATCTATAACAGGATGAAAATCATACTTATCAATAAAAGCTTCTATAAACTTTAGCAGCTGCTTTTGCTGAACCATAGGCTCACCTCCAGTAATTTTAAATATTGCACGTTCTTTTAACTTATCGATAAGTTTATGATCTTCAAAATATTTAAAGATTTCATTAAACGTCATTTTATTCTTAACAGACCAAGAAATATAAGAATCACAACCATGAGGTGAATCTTCAGAGGCAAATCCCTGACAGGTAAGATTACACATAGATAATCTAAAAAATACCGAGGGCATACCAACGTATTCCCCTTCACCTTCTAAAGTATAGAAAGCTTTATCATCAGATATTAATAATGTTTCTTTATCACAATCTATAGACATATATAAGATTATATAAGTTCTGAAGAGTTTTTCAACTAAATATTAATACATATGAGTGTAAAAACCGCGCGTAAGAGTCGGGCAAGTGATGAACTTGCGGAAGCATTTAACAAGAACTACATATTCGATTTTAAGATTAAGCGATCGTTTTATCTTAATCCTATGCACAAGCAATTTTATAATTGTATTATAAATGATAAGACAAAAATTGGATTCGTTGATGGACCAGCTGGTAGCATGAAGACATATATTGCAGTATATGCAGGTTTAGAACTAATTAAAAATGAAGACTTTACTAAGTTGGTATATATAAGATCTATTGCAGAGTCAGCTGAAAAAAGTTTAGGGTCTTTACCAGGTGAAATTGATGATAAATTTTCTCCTTATGCTATACCTTTAGATGAAAAAGTTATTGAAATAGCTGGCACCGGTGCATGCAGCATGCTTAAACAAAAAGGAATAATTGAAGCAATACCTGTTAATTTTGTTAGAGGTTTAACTTTTAACAAAACTTTAGTAATTGTAGATGAAGCACAAAATTTATCACGAAAAGAGCTAACAACTATTTTAACTAGGTTTGGAAGAAATTCCAAATATATTGTAATTGGTGATAGTAATCAAGCTGATGTAAATAAATCCGGATATAAAGAGATCTTTAATACGTTTAACACAGAGCAATGTAGAGAAAATGATATATATTCCTTTAAATTTGGAAACTCTGAAATCGCTAGAAGTAAGATCTTGAGATTTATTTGCTCAGTATTAGGAACCTAATCGCCCCACGAAGTACCTGCAAACCAGTTACCTTTACCTTGTGTAACTTGATTACCTACCTGAGCTGCTCTCGGGTTATGATCTTGCGGAGCAGGATCAGGTTCAGGTGTATTATCTTGCTCAGGTAATTCTTTTTCTTCTACTTCAACATATGTTTTAGTTCCTTCTTCATTTACATATAAAGTAGATTTTTGTAGTTGTTTACTAACAGAAGCAAAATTACTCTTATGCTCATATACAGTTACGTTTTCAACCCAGACGCGTCCTTCAGTTACCTCTTCAACATGTGTATCTGCAGTTTTAAATACCCATTCAGCAAATTTTTCAATACCTACACCACCATCTAATATTCTTAATTGAATAATACCTTTATTTTGTAGTTCTTTAAAAGTATCTAACTCGGGGTCAGATCCAGAAATAACAGTAGTATGATCAAATTGATTGTTAAATATTTCTTTAAGTTGTTTAAGACCGCCAAAATCAAATACCCAGTTATTATTATCTAATTTTTCACAACCGAAAGTAAGTTCTGCTTTTAGTTGATAGCCATGTAAATATTTGCAATGCGAATCTGCATTAGGCTGACGAAATGCTGTTGATCCTAGTTCAATTACTTTCGAAGATGTATAAGTCATACTAATATTATAAGAAGAACGAGAAATAAATCAACTGGTGAGACTAATTTAAAAGGCTCTCCCTCGTCCAGTCTCGGATAATTAATTATTTCGAAAGCAAAGTCAACTGTCTTAGCAGATTTTTTTGACTCTCATTAATTAAACCATCCATTTTTAGTAATGTAATTAATTGAGCTAGCTCAGTATTCGAAAAATTTCTGTTATCTTTTTTAACTTGCGCAATAACACGTGGTATATTTTTATAATAAGTAGCGTTATCTGCATCTTTAGCTATACTTCTTACAAATTCAGTAACAGCATTTTTAGAATTAAAATTTTCACCTGGTAGTTTATTTTTAACAAATTCTTTTAATTCATTTTTAAAGGAACTCGTAGTAATTTTTTTAACTTCAGGTTCTTCTGGTTCAGGTGGCTCTTCAGGTCTTTCCGGCTCTTCAGGTCTTTCTGGCTCGGGTGGCTCTTCAGGTCTTTCTGGCTCGGGTGGCTCAGGCGGCTCTTCAG